GATGACGATTGATAAAAAGATTGTTGAATTGATTGTGGAGCGCGCGCAGGGTTACTGTGAAGCCTGCGGCAGAATTGAACAGCCAACAATGGCGCTGCACCACCGCAAGTTGAAATCACGTGGGGGCAAAGATAGCGCCAGCAACCTTATGCGCGTTCATCATTCTTGCCACAACATGAGTACAGGCAGTATTCACGCAAATCCAGCGTGGGCTGAGGATAAAGGGTTCATGGTTGCTTCATGGCAAGAGCCAGACGTAGCGCCAATGCACACGCCAGACGGGGGAATTGTTTTATTACAAAATGACGGTACAATAATTACACTAGAGAAAGGCAAATATGGACATTGTGATCAAAGGCAACTTGGGGACGGATCCTGAACTCAAGTTCACAAAAAACAACAAGGCATTTGTTAGTTTCAATTTGGCTTACACACCACGCGTAAAACAGGGTGAAGTGTGGATTGACGGCGAAACAATTTGGTTCAGGGCGGTGCAGTGGGGTGAAAAGTCAGAGATCCTTATCGACAATTTATTTAAGGGCGATACCGTGCTGATACAGGGATCCTGGAAGCCAAGCACCTACACCACCAAAGAAGGCGTTGAAAAGACAGGCTTGGAGATAAACATTGTTGAGATAGGCAAAGTGATCAAGGCTGGCGCTCGCGCACCTAAACAGACTGAGGCAGCACCATGGTAGATCCAGAGTGGCTATCGGCTGAACAGACTGCTGAACGATTAAACATTACACTCAATCACCTACGTCAATTGCAGTTTCGCAAGCAGTTGGTTTGGAAGAAAAAGCAAGGCAAGTCTGTGTTTTATTTGGAAGATCACGTGACTGCTTACGCAGACGCAAGAAAGGTGAAGCATGAAACTAGACAAAGAAAGAGTGCAGTTTGCGCTGAATAGATTTGCCGACAATTTGCGTTCAAGAGGGCATGAGGATCTTGCGTTCATGATTGAAAATTACGATGAGTTGCTGAAAGAAGAGTGGCAAACGCAGCAACCTGAGCCAAAGAAGCGCGCACCACGTAATAAATTGTAGTATTGCAGCATGGCACTAACAATTGAGGGAGATCTCACTATTTCAGAAATAGATGAGGCGCTGGCTCATGCAAGTAAAATGCTGCAAACCGATGAATACGGCAACCGCATGGATTGGCGCAAACGGGAATTGTTGAGTGCCAGCATTGACGATCTACTTGACGCAAGATTACAAATCAGCGTAGAGTAGGCTCATGGAGATTATCAAGGCACAGGTAACGGATCTTAACGAATACGCAAAAAACCCACGCAAAGGCAACGTGGATCTAATTGCCGAATCATTGTCCAAGTACGGTCAATACAAGCCAATCACCGTAAACAAAAATAACAATGAGATCCTTGCAGGCAATCACACTTTCAGAGCAGCAAAGCAATTGGGCTGGCAGACAATTGACGTTGTGTACATTGACGTAGACGCCAACACAGCGGCAAAGATTGTCGCAATAGATAACCGAGCCTCAGACATGGGTGAGTACGACAACAAGGTGCTGGCTGATTTGCTAGACAGCATGATAAACCTGGAAGGATCTGGGTATACCTTTGATGAATACGATGACCTGAAGGCTGAAATCCAGGAGAAAGATCTGCCAACCCTAGATCACAAAACACTTTTTGCTTCACTTGAGGTAGGCGAAAGCGGTCAATCAGGGACGCAATTTATCCCTACGTTAAGCGATTACGCAGAAAGATACATTAACAAAGCCACGCGTATGCTCATGTTGGATTATCACAATGATATTTACGTCTGGATTGTGGACGCGCTCATTGAATACCGCACTGCAAACGGATTGGCGAGCAACGGCGTAGCAATTTTGAGATTGGTTGAGGAAGCAGTAGACAGGAAATGCCCACATGAACTTATCTGAGTTACCTGTATTTAAGATTAAGCGCGTTATGTCTGAAGAAGACGCAAGCGCGCTGGTAGGCACTGTTGTCCCCGATTATGAGCCAACCTGCACTGAAGCGGGGATTTGGGTAGATGAAGATACTGAAGAAGTTATTTTTGTTTATTTTCCAATGGAAGAAGAAGTTGAACTGTTGCGCGCGTCTGTGCTGAACATTAACTACGGCACAACGATCCGACAATCAACAGGCTTAAAAAATGCTTCACGCACCTTTGGAATGGCACCACGCAAGATTTTTCAAAAGCGAGAGAGTTGCAGAGCAACCTCATTGGCGCATGAGCAGCCAAACGAACACGCGGTACTGATTGCATTTGCCGATAAGTTTGCCAATATGTACAAATCGTTTGCGCCAGATCTGTATGAAGCAGATCGCAAAGCACTAGCAGATAACAACGTGGCTGATGAGTGGCGAATGACCGATGACGCGTTGTGGACGTCTGGAGTGGTCAATAAGGCTTCAACATTGCCTTATCACCGTGACGGGTTCAACTTTGCCACTTGGTCAGCAATGCCGGTCATACGCAGAAAGATGAAGGGCGGTTATTTGACGTTACCTGAATATAATTTCACGTGTTCTTGTCGTGACGGCTGGGTGACTTTCTTTGCAGGATACAAATACGTCCACGGCGTTACACCAATGACGCCTAGCGCCAAGGACTCATACCGATATTCAGTTGTTTACTATGCGTTGCGTGGCATGAAAGATTGCTTTACTTTTGCGGTTGAAACCTCAAAAGCGCGCGCAAGCAGAACAAACCGCGAAGACAACATGGCAAAGGCGCTCAAGGGTGAGATACCTATGCCTCAAATTGGCGGCAAAGGTAAGTGAGCCTTTGGGCTGATTACGCGCAGTTCCACGAATTGCAGACTCAATCACGCGACATGGATCCTGCCTACCCAGTATTGAAATGGTTTGCAGACTCAATGAACAGGGATAGCGGATTGTGGCTGACGTTTTTATTTGTTGGTTATTACAACATGGGATCCGCGCTCAAAGCATTCAGCCTATATCCAACACCAACTGTTCCAAGGCAAGAGGATCTAAAACTACCTATTGCGCAACCGCGCAGGTCGCACAGAGCGACAATTAGGTTTGCGCAACACTTGGACTCATTGTGCGCCAAAGCAGATCAACACGGCGGCTTGGGCGCTTGGTTGGATACTGTAACCGCGTCTGAGAATCCGATTGAGAATTGGAAGACACTCAACAATGAATTGACAACAGTGTTTGGCAATGGGCGTTGGGCGGCATACAAAACAGCAGAGATCCTATACAAATCTCACGGGTTTAACTTAGAAGTGCCTGACATGGGTAACGCCAATTCAAGTGGACCACGCAAGGGACTGGGTTTGTTCTTTCCTGGATTACCGCAAGGCAATTCACCTGGCGAAGTAGCGCTATTAGATGAACTAAGCGTGAGGGTGGTTGATTACCTGCAAGGCAAGGTATCGCAGGTGAGCATGGAGACTGCTGAAACCTCATTGTGTGACTTTTATGCAATGACCAAAGGGCGTTACTACGTGGGTATAGACATAGATGAAATGCAAGAACAGTTGCTGCGCGTACCGTCTGATTTGACTGCACTGGGCTTCAAAGCAAGATACGAGACATTGCCGCATAGATATTTGGGTGAGTTGAACGGCTGGGAAGGCATTGACAAACCCCGCAAATCAATTTACAAAACAACACGCCAGATTGCACTGCGATGAAACTAATTGTTATTGGCGCTGGCATTGCAGGATCCTCAGCCACGCGTATTGCACGTGATAAAGGCTGGGACGTTACCTTGATTGACCACGCACCAGAGCAATCTGCGTCTAGATCTGCGCTTGCCACAATACGTCCAACTTGGTTTGATAAGGCTGAGCGCGTAGACCTTGAAAGATCTTGGGAGTGGTATAGCAAGTGGGGTGCAGCAGGGACAAGAGAAGCGCATGTATCAAATTGGAAAAACAGAGAAGTCAAAACACAAAAAGATTGGTGGCTGGTAGATCCTATTTTGCCACTGGTTGAGCCAGATCTAACTGAGCGCGTAGTAGGGATCTATAAATCATTTGTCACCACGCCAACAAAAGAGATCTCTGCTAACGCTATTTTGAATTGCACAGGCGCATACGGGGCAGATCATGCGCATGACGTGAGCCTATTTGCAGGGGTCACTTGGATCTCGACTGACGCCCAATTAGATTATTCACCGTACCGTGTCCACCATTTGAGACCGTACAAATCACTCTCAGCAGCGCAAATCAACGGCGTCACGCGTGTCGGATCCTCAATTGCGGCAACGGCTGACAAGGCAATACAAGAAGCGCAAGACTTGTTAGAGCAGGCTCACTTGTTGGGAATTGTGCAAGCAGGCGCAACTTGGGATATGTCGTTAGGTTGGAGAGCAAAGGGTAGGGGCGGCATACCAATTTATCCTCAGTTGGGACAGCGCAACGCTTACTTCTCAGGCTTAGCCAGGAGTGGATACGGGCTATCACCTGCAATTGCAGAAAAGTGGATAGACAGTTTATAGTTACTAGATTACAAAGGGGGCAAAATGGCAGAAAAACAAATAGGCAAGTATTGGTTTACTTGGGGACGCACTAGCGGGTTTGCTTTGGGCTTTGCTATTGATAGATACCATTGGAGCCTTGATTTGGTATTTTGGTACGTGGGGCAGGAGTTCTAATGAAGATCATTTACCTCATAGGCGCTCCAGGATCCGGCAAAACAACACTCACTGAAGCATTTACGCAAGATTGGACAGATAGCGCAAAACATGAACAACCAATCAAATTTAGATCGCACCATACCCCGCATGGGGACGCACTCTCACTTGGCTGGCTCAGACCAGCATTTGGTGGAACAGACACGCTTGGCAATACGGCGATACTTGGTATTGAACCGTGGCTACCAAGGATCTCCAAAGATTATTCAATCATCTACGGGGAAGGCGACAGACTAGCAAACGCGCGGTTTTTTGATTTGTGCATAGGTATTGGACAATTTCATTTGTTTTATCTCAACACCGAGCCTGCACTGTGCGCTGAGCGTAGAGCGCAAAGATCTTTACTGACAGGCAAAACGCAAAACCCTACTTGGGTCAAAGGTAGGGAGACAAAGCACCGCAACCTTGCACACGCGTACAAGGCGTTTGAGATCCCGTCAGGGTTAACACCGCAAAGTGGCGCGGATCTAATGCGTAATGTAATCTTTTCCTGATGAATAGGAAACGTACGTGAGAAAAACACCGACACCAGAGCAAATTGACAAAGAGAAAAAAGTCCTGGAGTTAAAGCGTTCAGGGGCTACTTGGGACGCTATTGCTGAGGTGACTGGGTATGCGAATGCTTCAGGGGCGTTCAAGGCTTATCAAAGAGCAATGGTGCGCACGTTGCAGCAGCCAGCAGATGAACTCAGAAATGCTGAGATTGATCGCCTAGACCGATTACAAAGGGCATATTGGTTTGAGGCAATAGGCGATAGGGACAACCCACCAGTACATAAGTCAGCAGAGATTGTTCTAAAAATTATCGACAGGCGCGCAAAGTTACTTGGGCTAGACGCACCAACCAAGATCCAAGCAGAGGTGGTTACGTATGACGCAAGCGGAATTGACGCAGACATTGAGCGAATCGCCTATCAACTCAGAGGAATGGATACGGGCGGCACGTTGGCGCTGGAAGCAGGAGCAAGCCAGGACTGAGCAACTGCCACCTGACGGTGATTGGAACATTTGGTTGTACATGGCGGGGCGCGGTGCAGGTAAAACAAGAACAGCAGCAGAGTGGTTAGCGTGGGAAGCAGTAAGCCAACCGGCAACACGCTGGGCGATAGTTGCACCTACTTACGGTGACGCGCGAGATACTTGCGTTGAGGGTGAGTCAGGAGTGCTGGCTATCTTGCGGCGATACAAAGCGCTCAAAGATTGGAACAGGTCATTGGGTGAGATCCTTTTAACCAACGGATCCCAAATAAAACTATTTTCAGCAGACAAGCCTGATCGTTTTCGCGGTCCACAACATCACGGTGCGTGGTGCGATGAATTAGCGGCGTATCGTTATAGTGACGCTTGGGATCAGTTGCAATTTGGTATGCGACTAGGAGACAAGCCACGCATTGTTGTCACTACGACACCTAGACCTACGGCGCTGATTAGATTACTAGCAGGGCGCAATGACGGATCCGTGACTATCACGCGTGGATCTACTTTTGATAATGCCGCCAACCTTGCACCTTCAGCGCTATTGGAACTTGAAGCGCGGTATGCAGGCACCAGATTGGGGCGCCAGGAGTTGTTTGGGGAGATCCTGGACGATGTTGAGGGCGCATTGTGGACCAGGGGACTTATTGAGCGCAACAGGCTCCAGAAGGCTCCAAACATGGCAAGGATAGTAGTGTCTATAGATCCGGCAGTGACTAATACCAAAAATAGCGATGAAACAGGAATTGTTGTATTGGGATCTGACGCGCAAGGGCATGGCTACGTGTTGGGTGATTATTCTTTCAAAGGATCTCCATTAGATTGGGCAAGCAAAGCAGTGTCAGTATTTGACGAGTGGAAAGCAGACTCAATCTTGGTTGAAGTCAATCAAGGCGGTGACATGGTCGCAGCAGTGTTAAAGCAGATCCGACTAGGGCTACCAATCCGAGAGGTGCGAGCGCACGTGGGTAAACGATTGAGGGCTGAGCCGGTTGCAGCAATGTACGAACAAGGGCGTATTCATCACATTGGAGAGTTTGCCAAACTTGAGGACCAGATGACGGTGTGGACGCCAGAGGATCCAGACTCACCAGACAGAATTGACGCAATGGTGCAGGGGTTTGCGGATCTATTGGGCACGCAAAACGTTATGAACTACTTTAATGCAATTGCTAACTTTTGCCCTAGTTGCAACCTACCCAACCCAAAGTCATCACCAATGTGCTTGAAGTGCGGAACCGCTATCATTACACCAGCCGTAGGTTAAGGGCTACCAACAAGGGAGATACACATGGGTTTATTAGACCGTATCGCAAAGCAAATCGCCACACAGGTTGAAAAGCGCGCACTGCCAGCAGGTTCAGTAACAATGACCGAGCAAGATATGCGCAATGGATCTATCGGACAGTCATACGGCAACAACGCGCCTTTGGGACGCCAAGCATTTTTGCCTGTTGCGTTTGGTCCA